GGGGTGATGATCTTTGCCGCGACGGTGCAACATGCCTACGAATGCTTCGCCAGCCTGCCACAGGAGCTTTCTGCGATCGTGACGGGCGAGACGCCGAGAGAAGAACGCGCGGACATTATAGCTCGTTTTAAAGCCCGCGAGATCAAGTACATCGTGAACGTGTCGGTACTGACGACTGGGTTTGACGCGCCGCATGTGGATCTGATTGCGATGCTACGCGCGACGGAATCGGTCGGCCTGCTGCAGCAGATCATCGGTCGCGGCTTGCGGGTCAGCGAGGGGAAAGACGATTGCCTCATCCTCGATTATGCCGAGAACATCGAGCGGCATTGCCCAGACGGTGATTTGTTCGACCCGACCATCAGGACGATCAAGTCCAAGGAAGAGGCTGTCTACATCAAATGCACATGCCCATTATGCGAGGCTGAAAATGAGTTCAAAGCAAGACCAAACGACACGGGATACAACATATCACCTAGTGGGTACTTTTGTGATCTCGACGGGAACTTGATACCATCAGAGTACGGAGACGTTCCGGCGCACTACGGCAGAAGATGTGGAAGCAAAGTATTGATTGCAGGGCAACTCGTCCAATGTGCGTATCGATGGACAGCAAAGCAGTGCCCGCACTGTGAGGCTGACAACGACATAGCGGCTAGGTATTGCGCCGAATGTAAGGGCGAGATCGTCGACCCGAACGAGAAGCTTCGTGCTGCGTTTAATGAGAAGAAGGGCGACCCTACGAGGCGTCAAACGGATAAGGTGCTGAACTGGGAAGTTGCTAGTACGATTAGCCAGTCTGGCCGCGAATGTTGGCGCATCAACGTGACAACGCCTTACAGGACATTCGCGTTCTGGGTGTTCAAGGCACCAACGTGGTCGTCGGGCTTTACAGATAGGGCTGCGTTCCTTGGGTTAGGCGGCAAGCCACCTGAGACGATCACGTACCAGAAAGATCCTAATACGAAGTTTTATAAGGTTCATGCTTACAATCGGAGGGCAGATGAAATTCCCCAGTGACATTCCAGTTTATGGCGACATGAGCTTTCGCGGCGAGTGTCCGAGCGAGACGCTTGAGCAGGTGACGTTCTTCTCGAGGCTGCGAACTTGGTACGGTGATTCGTATGGGATGATTGCTATACACCCGCGCAACGAGGGACAAAGGACATGGTCGAAGGCGGCGTTTGAGCGGGCCGAGGGCATGACCAAAGGCGCGGCCGATATTATAATACCGGGGTCCCCTTCGTTCGTTTGTGAGATCAAACGTCGAGATCATACGAAATCTAAATGGCAAGATGGACAGCAGGAGTATCTTCATGTCGCGAAAGAAAAAGGCGCATTCGTCTGCGTCGCGCTCGGGGCAGACGCAGCTATCGATGCTTTCGCAGACTATCTGGCCGAACGCGGTGAGACCTAGCAGGGGGATCGATGCCGTAATGAATGGTAAAGAGAGGTTAGAAGATCAGCATCCATCCATACAATCCTGTTGCACGTTCTACATATATCGAGAAGCCAAAAGAATCATGCGTCATGAGACGAAAGTTGATAGGGTGGACGCCCTAAATAAATTGCCTGAATTGCTCCGACCGCATGTAAAGAAAGAAGTGGAAAGATTATGGAACACGAACAAATAGCTGAAATTATTGGTTTTTTTTGGGCCATGGGGCTGACAGGTTATGCCATAAGAATTTTTTTAATTGCCGTCAAAAAGCCAGTTGACGGGTAAAATTTTATCCGCTATACAATGTTCATCAGCGCGGCGCTGATTAGATTTTAGATTTTAAATGGAGAATGACAATGAACACCAATCGCTCAACCGTCGACCAGCTCATCGACCTCTGCGACATCAAAAAAGATGCCGCCGATGCTTATGACACGTTCAAAGATGAAGTGTTCCTCAAAGAATTTGATATGGGTTTGCATGAAGGCACCGAGAAGAACGTGCAAGTATTTTTGTCGCAAAAGTCCGTAATGGACTATAAAAAATTGTTTGATTTATACGGCATTACTGAAGAACAATTTAAATTGTTCTCGGCTTGCAAAAAAGACGGCGAAACTTTCACCGTTGTTAAGGTTGTTGAAAAAAAGAAAAAGAAAGGATCCACAGAATGACCCTACCGACCATCATGTCGGTCGTTAATTACAAGAAGCTTAATTCATCGACGAAAATTCTTTGGATTAAGCTTTTTGACCTATACGGCTATAAATCGTTTTCGGGCGCGTATGAAGAAATGGCAGATGAAGTTACCAGTAGGCGCTGGACTGTACGAGCTCAAATATGGAAGCTTCAAGAAGTCAACGCCATTGATGTTACATCCTATTATGAAAAAGGTGCCGTAGGTCAGTCGGGTAATACCTACCGTCTTATAAATCCAAAGGATTGGAAAAATGCCTAACATGTTAGATTATGAGCGCCTTGTGCGCCAGAATGCAGATCTCCGCGTCGAAAACGCGAAGTTAAAAGGAAATTATAAAGTTCAAGGAAGGGATGAAGAAAGATGGAATTGGATAGAGAGGCAACCATTGACTGGAGCGAAGAAGGAGGAACTTCGCCTTCGTTTAGTGATACGAGATTGGGAGGAGCGGTACGACATCTTGTCGGAGCTTTACGCCCAGCGAGAACTGAGCCCGACAGCGGAATGGCACCAAGTGAAGATGGATCGGGCAGCCCGTCAGAGGCTCCAAACGGAAATGGCGGCGCGCCGTCAATATCGAGCATATTGGCTGCAGCTGATCGTCGACAAATTGAAGATCTTAACAAAATGGAGAGTAAAATAATGTTAGTTAATAATCGTGAAAAGACCCATGGCAATTATCGCGACAACGCAACGATGAGCCAAGGGCTAAAGGACGTCATGCGCGGCGGAAAGAACTGGAATGCTCTTAACGATATGCAGCGCGAATCGCTCGAGATGATTGCAGTGAAGCTGGGACGCATTCTGACAGGCGACGCGGGCTTCAGGGACCACTGGGACGACATCGGCGGCTATGCCCAACTGGCAAGCTCTAATGCAAGCCCTAGCATGCCACAGGTTAGCCTAGATCTAACGCAGGCAATTAACCAATGAAGAAATGGAAGGGATACGCTATTCTGACTGGTGTGTTATTATTGGTCAGTTATTGGTGTGCATCAGTCCTTGAAGGCGTTACTGGACCGACATCCACTGAGATATGGTTTGGCGCTGCTTCGTTATTTACAGGAGTAGGCGCTTTAACTTCGGGAGTAGCGGCAATTACTGAATGGGAGACATCAGGACCATGACAAAAAAAGGATGGCTGGGGCCTTACGCTCCAGCCGACCGCCATGCGGATGACAAGACGCTGGCGGACCTCATAGACCTACGGAAGAGGCTTGCAGAGGCCGAGATGCAGCGCGACAATGCGTTGGCGGCCGTTACCAAGTTGCACCAAGAAAACAAGCGCCTTATAGATTGGATGCGGCATGTGGGATATTCTGCATCTGTAGCATTGAAAGACAAATTATGACTTATTATCGTCTCATGGGTGAACAACGAGGTTTCTTGGCCCGTGGGTCTATGTTAATAGATGAGAACTTGGAGTACGACGAAGCAGTCGAGCTTCTTCAAGATGTAAAAAGTGAAATGCCTTTATGGAAATTTTGGTTAGTTGAACAGGAATTTATAGATGAAAAAGTACAATCGGGTATTCGTTCCGAACCCGAACCTTCGGTTTGATCCAGAAGAGTTAGCATCGCTCGGCAATTCAATCATATATGTCTGCGACTTGCCGATGTTCGACAACCTTATCGGCGATGAGAACGTGCATCGCTTCGAGGGACGCATAAGAGAACGCCTGGCAGATTTTGATCCGAATGAAGACGTGGTCGCCTACTATGGCGACAGCATGATCTTTGCGATGATGATCATGTGGCTGGCCGACAACTTCGACGCTTTTGACGTAGCCCGCTACTCGTCAAAGCAGCAGGCATACGTCATCCGCGAATTGTCGTATCAGAAGTTTATTCAGTAGGTGTAGCAGGCTCTTCTGCAGCAGGGGCAGCATCCACAGCAGGGGCAGCATCCA